ATGCCGGAAGGATTTATAGCACCAGAAATGTCATTCTTTTACGAGAGCGATTTAATCCCGGTGACCATACAGCCACAACCGAAACCAAAAGAGATAGAAACAAAACCACAACCGAAACCAAAAGAAAGAAAAATAACACAACCAAAACCAAAACTAATACAGCCGGAAACAAAAATACCAAAAGTATCGGAACCAAAATATTACGCAGAAGACATAGCAGATGCAGAGAAATATATAACAGAGCAATTAAATATGGATTTAGCAGATTACACAGGTTTAAAATTAGAATACGCAAACGATATAAATGCAAAATTAGTAGAACTTAAAGCAATGTACCCGGAAATTAATTTAAAACAAATCAGAGCATACGATATGGGACATCCATCAACCGGAGGGATAATGGGAAGTTCAACAGTATACGATAAAACTCTCGGAACGAGAACGACCCTCCATATCAATACCAAATTTTTTGATAAATATCCTACATCTTATGATTTAAAAAAGAAAATAATGTCAGGTTATAAAGATAGGTTCACAACATCAAAAAATTTAGAAGATTTAGTAACACACGAAATGGGTCATAGCTTAACTTACGCTAAAAGCGGACAACAAAGCGTCTCCGGGGTTATGGATTACAGAAGTGTACTACAGCATCAACCAGGGATAAAAGGTATCAGTAAATACGGAGAGTATAATTTGTCAGAATGCATTGCGGAATCATTCGTAAAATACAAAAGAGGAGATAAGCTATCGGAAGAAATAATGGAAATATTACAAAAATATTTGGGGGTAAATTAAATGCAGATAATATCAAATTGTTTAGAATGCAAAAATTTTATACACAATAAAAAGTTTACTTGTAAAGCATTTCCTGAAGGGATTCCAGATAATATATTATTTAACAAAAAAATACATAACAAGAAAATAAAAGGGCAAACGGGAGATTATATATATGAACCAATAGAAGAGGAGAAATTATGAGGAGCGTAAAGGAAGTAAGATGCCATAAAGACGGGAAGCTATTATTTAAGATTATCGACAATGAATGGATAGAGATATCCTGCCCGAAATGCAAAACAAAGCAATTATACAAGCTACCGGACAGACCCTTGACAGATTATATTAATGCTGGTAGAATAGTTTTAAAGTAAATAATCAATTTATTCTTTGTTACCTCCCTAACAACAGAGCACCGATGAGAGCCAGAGCAACTCAAAGGTGCTCTTTTTTTATTGAGAGGAACGTAAAATTTAAAGAGGAAAGGAGATGAGAATATGCCAGCGAAAAAGGCCAGAGGGCAGGAAGGATCGTACGAAGAAAGAAGGGAGCAATTAAGAGTACACCTGGAAAAAGAATTCCCAGAATCCTATATAGTTTATACCTTCCCGGATGCAGTAATATTAAATGATTACAAAACAAACAAGAACTACGAAATCGAATATGCTATTATTGACGGGAAAATAGAATCAGGAGAACCGAAGGAAGTAGAGATAGCCTACATATTAAAAAGCCTGCTGGATGTAGCCAAAGAGAATATAGCTGAAAAGGGAGTGAATGAAGCCTTAAATATATTCCTACATTACAAAGCAAACGAAAAATGGCCAGGGCAAAAAGAGAAGGATCAGGAAACAAAGAAGGGAACGGAACTAACAGGACCAATCTTCAAGGCAGTAGAAAAACAAAGGCTCGTCTATGCTGCAGTTTTAGTACCAGGGGAACCAGACCTGGATGCGGATATAGGTGAAAAGCTATTAACAGCGGAGGAGATAGAAAAGGTAGCACACAAATGGATGGAGGAATACGGTAATATAGATTATATGCATGGCCTGAATAACGTAGCAAAACCAGTAGAGACCTTTATATTACCAATGGATTGGGAAGTGGAAGCCTTTGGAGAAAAAATGCTCCTGCCAAAAGGCACCTGGGTATTAGCAGCGAAAGTGGTAAATGATACAGCCTGGAAGAAGGTAGAGAGCGGAGAACTAACCGGATTCTCCATCATGGGAATACAAAGCAACGTTTTGAAGAGCATAATGAATGATGTATCCAAGGGAAAGAGGGTAGATGAATCCCTCAACGCAGCCATGAAAAGAGTCTTGATTGCAGATTTAGGGAAGGATTGGTTAGTACCTTTTGTTAGTTTGGTAGATGAACCATGCGTACCGAAAGCGAAATTCTTTGCCATAAAGAAAAAGAAACTCCCAGAAGAAGACCCGAACCTGGTAAACAAAGCAAATAGTGGAGAGAGCGTATTGGAGAAAATAATGAAATATTTCCAGAAAGACGACGTGGACCAGATAAAAGATAATATCGCAAAGCTAACCAGGGAAACAAACAAAGCCGGGAGGAGCATATCAGATGATACATTTACTAAATTAAAAAGTGCATTAGCAGCATTACAGGCATTAATCGAAAAGGCTGACAAAGAAAGAAAGCCTAATTATTTGAAAGATAAAAAAATGAAAGGAGATGAATTGGAGATGGAAGAGAAAGATGTAGTAAAATTAATTGATGATAGGTTGGATGAAAAATTAAAACCTATAAATGAGGGCCTTAAAGCATTACTCCCGAAAGAAGAAGCAGAAAAAAGTGAGGAAAAAGAAGAGGAGAACAAAGAAGAGAAGGTAGAAAAAGCAGACAAGAAAAAGACAGCAGAAAAGAAAGAAGATCCGGAAGAAACAGAAGAAGAAACAGAAGAGGAAGAGGATGCTGAAAAAGATGCATTAAAAGCAGAGAATATATCCTTAAAAGAGACCCTGGAAAAACTTCAATCGATTAAAAAGGGATTATCTAAAGCAGCACATGGCCAGGAAGATGGAGAAGATACCCAGAAGCCCTACAGCACCAAGGACCACTTAAAAGACTTGGATAGGGATAGTATGGGCCGAGCAATAAAGAAGAAAGAATAAAAACAAAAAAAGAAAGGAGATGATATAAAATGTTGAGCCAAGAAGAAATGTTAAAATTAATTGATAGGGCATTAAAAGGTGGAATCGTAGACGTGGATGCTTTAGGGGAAGCAGTACTGCAGCCAACAAAGCTAACCAGGTTTATTCGTAAAATGCAAGAGAGGACGGTCATATTACCACAAGCCAGATACATGCCAATGGAAGCCCAGATAGCCCACATAGACAGAATATCCTTCACCGGAAGAGTACTAGATTCCGGAGAAGATGCAGCGGGAGCTCATCGTACCCTATCGGAAAGCGACTATGCAAAACCAACTACAGCAATAAACAAATTAACCGTTCATGAATTCCAGGCAATCGTATCCATCCAGGATAAAGCCTTAAGAAGGAATATCGAAAAAGAAAATTTCGAGGAAACCTTAATCGATTTACTTGGAGAAGCGGTAGGAAGGGATATGGAGGAATTTGCTTTATTTGCAGATACCGATATGACTTACAGCCAGGATCACGTATTGAGCAAATCCAACGGATGGATAAAGCTGGCAGCGAATGCAGTTTATGGAGGAGATAAATCAGACTTCGACCCGACCCTAGCAACCTACCCGGAAAATATGTTTGAGTCTATGCTAAGCGGGATACCAAAAGAATATCTTAATGATCCTGGAGCTTGGAGATTCTGGGTTAATTGGGATGTAGAGAACGCATATAAGAATATACTAAAAGCCAGAGGAACTGCTTTAGGGGATAGCATATATGCTTCCTATAAAAGTGTTCCATATAAAGGAATCCCGGTAGAGAGAATACCTATGATGGAGAGAGCAAAGACAGAATTGCTGGGAGGCCCAGGAGACGTGGCTATGCTCGGATTCCCGAATAACCACGCATGGGGAGTATTCCATAAAGTAACTATCGAAAGAGAAAGGGAAGCAAAGAAAAGACAGACCGACTTTATACTAACTCTGGAAGTAGATGCGGGATATGAAGACGAGAATGCTGTCATCGTAGCTTACATAGACAAATCGAATCCAGCATCCTAGAGAAAAATAGGTATTAATATTTTAAAAAAAACGGAGGCAGTATGTAGAGATATATATTGCCTCTTGCTTTAAGAGAGGAGCACACAAATGCTAGAGATCGGAATTGTAGGATACGGAGTGGTAGGAGAAGCAACAAGAAAACTTTTAAAAGAAAAATGTTATATTAGGATACATGACCCAGAAAAGGGGTACGCAGAGGACATAAGTCAAAGCTACATTGCGTTTATATGCATCAACGAAAAAGACAAGAGCATGGAAAACCTTATAATATTAATAGACACCTTGGCAAGCGTAAACAAAAAAGGATTATTTGTAATAAGAACCACAACAACACCAGGCACGACAGACCGGATGGCAATAAGGTATAAAAGGGAATTTGTATTCATGCCGGAATTTTTAAGAGAATGGAATGCAGAA